CCTGAATGCCGTTATCCCATTCTTCTTGAATTCCGCTTCTTGATCGTCGGTCATTCTCGCAAGGTCTGCGTCGTGAACGTCCAGAACGACAGGAACGTCGGTATATTCCTTGATTGCTGTAACAAACCATGACGGTTCGTTGTGAACGTGAAATATATCAACCGACTTTGCCATCATCTTGATAGCTTCGATATAATTGTCTATCGCCGGAGTCATGGTGAAAGACGCATATTCCTCATAGAACGAGGGAATTTTCTTCGCTATCAGATGGACCTTATGCCCCCTCGCAATCAGCGGCAATGCCATCTTTTGCACCCGGATACAGGCGTGTCCTGAAACCATCCCTATTCTCACGAAATCTCCTTAAAAAAAGGGAGGAGGATGCACCCTCCTCCCTATGATTTTATTTCTGCCACGCAGTTGCGAACTTCCTCTTCCAGTCAATGAAGAACGCAAATGATCCTACTCCGAGCACCGTCCCTGCGGCGGTCTTCTCGGTCCCCTTGTCGGACACCGCCGACCCGCTTCGGATGGAGACATACGAACCCGTGCCGATTGTCTTGCTTGCCATCGTGGTTGTTGACGCGGCGGTATATCTCCCCTGGCTGCCGGAGTCGCCGATATGCATGTGCCAGGAAGCGATCAAAGTCGTATGGCTTGCTCCCTTGGCGTGCTTGTAGATTCTGAAAGGGATTTTCTCCCTTGCAGATGACCCGGTTGCATTATCGGCAGTCGCTACGGCGGTCGTTACATACGCCCCGACCTTCACGATCTCGACAGCACCGCCAAACGGCTTCATGTTGACCAGATGTGTCTTCGCCGTTGCGCTTGCAATCGTAAAGGCCGTCTGACCACCGCCCCGAGGCAGAGGCAACCCGAACCACGTTCTTTCGACAACGCCGTATTGGGCATCATCGTATTGTACTTTCGCACTCATTTCTCATTCCTCCTTTACGCAGCCGAGTCCCACTTGATTATTCTGGCATTCGCTTCGGTGGGCCACTCAAGGCCCCAATTGCCGAGGAAATACCATGCCATGCCCTTTGATCGACCGTAATCCGTGGTTACTTTCAAACGGATTTCTTCGGGCACTGCGATTGCTTCTCGAACCGTCGGCTTGCCGAACATATAGCCGACCCCGGAAAGACCACCCGACCATGTGATTGCCGTTGCAGTACCGGCATCAGGATCGAACACATACCGGCTTGCAAAGGAGTCTTTGACGAAACGGACGCCGTTGAGTTTACCGATCTCACCGGCAAACAACCGCTTCATGCCGACTTCGGTATACTGATACACGGACTCCATTGCGCCTTCGAGACTTTCAGCGGCTTCCAGACCGAGGATCATCACATAGTCGCCATCGAATGTCGGAACGTTCCGCTTCTCCAGTTCCAGCCGCATCTTGCGCAGATGGTAAGGATTCAAAACGGACGTATTTGTTACCGTTGCCGCCGAGTTGGTTGTTACCGATCCGGACGCCGTGGTAATACCGACATACCGGAGCGGTGTCTTGTTGAATTCGCGCTCTACCGTACCGTCGATCACTTTGACACTATCATCGAGGAGACCCCCTTTGATAATGTCTTTCACGTCGAACTCGGAGAGTGCTTCCATCTTGAAGGTCCACGGAATGGAGTTTCCAAATTCCGCAACCGTCACGGTGCCCCAGGTGAGGGACTGCGACGTTTCCGGCATGGTATTCGTTTCCGCGATCTTCTTACCGTAGTTGGCGACGTTTGCGACCTTCAACCAGTTGACCGTCTGGCCCTGCTGCTTTCCGAAAGACTCCTTGATGTCCACGAACTGTCTGTATCGGAAAAGCGGTTGGGCAACCTTCTGGTACTCCTTATTCAGCTTCTGGTTGGTCAGGTAGCCGCCCTGGTCTACCCAATTCATTGCCATGTTCTATTCCTCCGTAGGTTTATTCCCCACGGCGCATTTTCAGGTACTCCGCCTGTGCTTCTTCCTGGGTCATCTCGTCCGCGCTCTTCGGCTTTGCCGGGATCTTTCCAGGCATTGTTGCAAGACCCGCTTGAGACTTCGCATCCTTTTTGGATTGCAGAGTGCGTTTTTGGTCCGCCTCTTTAACGGCGGCACTGAGGTTTGGATAGATGGATTCCTTGAAGACCCGCTTCCAGTCTTCTTCGGTGTCGATCAGTTCTTCATCCTGCACAAGTTTTGCGATCTCTTCCTCTACCGCCTTCTTGGCATAGGCGAACCCACCATATCCTTCTTCGCGCAATTCCGCGTCGATCTTTTTCATGGCCGACTCGAATTTATTATGCGCTTCGTCTCTGCGTCGCTCTGCATCATCTTCGATGCGTTTCTGTTCCAGTTTCTCTATTGCGTCCAATCGTCGGTTGGCGGTTTTCAGTGCATCATCGTAATCCGTGATGTCCGCTTCCGGTTCGTTCTTCTTCAATAGAGCGATCTGTTCTTCAAGCAGTCTTGCCCTGTCCTCCGCCGCCCGTTGTGCTTCGCTTGCCGCTTTGCGCTTGACCCTTTCTTCATGCAATGCGTCGTAAGGAACTGTTTTTGTTTTCTTCTCTTCTTTTACTTCTTCCTTCTTTGTTTCTTCGGCCTCTTCCTTTTTCGGAACAGGCTGCTCGGTCTCTACGGGGACCACCGGAGGTACTTCTTCTTCCTTTTCCTCTTCTACCGGCAGAGGATCGCCGTGTTCCTGCTGAAACCGAGTATACACATCATCTCTCGATTCCTGTTTCAGTTCCTTTTCCACATCCACTTCTATTCCATCCACTATTGCCATGACTGTCTCCTTTTAACGTCGCTTGGACGAATCCCATTTAACGCATGAGTGCGAAGTTACAACCCAACCTTTTCTTTCACGGAGGCTATAAACCCTCCGATAATGCCTCTCTCTTTCGCTTCCTCGAATGCGAATTCAGATTCTCGTTTCAGCATTTCGACTTCCTGAAAAATAACGTACTTGTACTTCTTGATGATGAGTTTCAGATTTATGATCTGTTCGATATTCTTCGGGTCAGACCTTAATGCGAATTCATCCACTGCCCTGTCAACAACCCTCTTCGCAGCTTCTTTTAGTATTCTCCATGCCGGATCGTTCTCCAATTTTTCTATCAGATTCGCCTTTTCCAAAAGCTCATACAGTTCTTTGTCTTCGATGGAATTCAGGTCCATTTAGAACCCTCCCATACTGCCTGCCTGCATTTCATTCTGAGGAACGACGGCTCCCATGTCTCCTATCTGTGGAGTTGTAGCACCTGCCATGCCTTCCGCGCCCGATCCGCCACCGCCCCCAGGAGCCTGTTGCGGAGGAGGGATGGTAACGAAATACTTATCAATTTCTTTCTTCCCCATCTTCGGGAGCAAGTCTCTAAAGACCTGGGCACCGTTGAATAACATGACTCCTTCCGCCGGAACTGCCCCTGTCTGGAGAAGAGCAACCTGTGTCTGGTTGTACACCGCCCCTCTGTCGAGAACGAGAAGACTCTGTCTGATCTCCTGTTCTCTTCCGGCATACGCCATTCCTACGTTGATGGTTATATCCGCATCGAAGTCATCCACGGAAGAGACTTCTGCCATTTCATATCCCATGCGCTGCATCTCATCGTTTGCAATACGAAATATTGTCTCATCGGTCTCGAACTTCTGTATCATCGAAACGAGGATAGAATAGAACGACCGGAAATACGTCTCTCCACCAATTGCAAGATACAGTTCGATCTTCGCATTCCCCTGCGAGAGATTCACCTGTGTCTGAGTGGCCGTATCGGAAGCTCCCATTCCTTCATGACTCGGGGTGACTCCGCTCATGTCCTGCATCATGGCCGAGTCCGCCGCGCTTTCCGCATGGGCCATTCTTGTTACGTCCTGAACATCCATCTGCTTGACTTGATTAACGTCATCGGCCATGATGACCTTACCGGTTGACCGGTTGACCAGGGCGTTCAGATCGACATTTCCATATCGTGACACGACTGTCGGGGAAGTAAGGGCGAGAGCCACGTTGTCCTTCCGCATGTTCATTGTCTGATTGAATGATTCCTGCGGTCCTTCCAGCGGTTCGGGGAAACCTTCACCGATCATCTTATGCGGTTCGGTAAGACAGACTCCCATCACCAAAGGAAATATTTTATTTCCATACGGTGAATCTTTCTCTTTTCTCAATACTGCATTCCCGGCATTCGTTACGCAGAGTTTTATTACACCCTTGTCTCTGTAGAAGCATTCCCAAACCCTGTAGACCCCTCTTCTCACATCGTCTTTATTTTCATCTTCATACGTTCCCGGTTTCGGATATTCATTAGCGCCGGGATTCTGGAATGGGTCTTTCGTCGATTGATACCGGGCTGATCTTACCTGGTTTGACGGCATTCCTTCCTTCTGGGCGGATTCGAGATTTTCATACCCGGCCTCTTCCATCTGATCGTATGACATATAGTTCTCGAAAATAACGTATCGCATCTGGTCGGATGTTTCAGCCGCCAGATCGGGATAGACCTGTTCGTTCGGATAGAGCGTATAGACCGGCCCGTCCTTCCCTCTTTCCGGATCGTACTCCCAGGAAAGTTTCCCGACAGCCCATCCGAGCGTCAGCATATTCTGTATCGCCCAAATATGTTTCAGGAAGAGGTTGTTTTCCCGCGTCATCTTGTCGATTCGGTATTTCGTCATGAATTGGAGGAATTTCGCTTTGGAAGGATCGCCGTAGGTGTCTCTGCCCTCAACGAGGAACGATTCAGGGTCTCTCATGAAAGCCGCATAAAATGAAGCCGCCAATCGCCAGACCGTTGCCCAAATCTTGCGGAAGTATATCTTGCTCTTGTTCGTAACCTTTGAAACGGTCGATTTGTCCTGTAAGGGTATCCCCTTATTGAGCTTGATGTTCTTCTGCCATCGGGCGTCGTGCTGAGAGCGGTTGTTCTCCGATTCGGACTTCAACCGGAGGACTTTACTGAGAATAGGGTCTTTATCCATTATACATACCTCTCCTCAACCGGCTCGGGGACTTTCTCCATTGGAGCGCACCACACGACGGGCCTTTGGTGGATATACCGAAGGCAGGCGTGTAAATCCCACTTCCCTTCCTTTATCCGGTCCTTTTTCCCTTTCGACTCTTCGTTCGGATACGAGTCCCGCTCCATCGAAGTCATTGCCTGGATCAAAGGCTTCAATTCAGGGATATTGAAAAAGAACAACTTCGGCTTCCCCGTAACCGGATGGAGTTTCAACAGCTGTTTTATCTCATCGACACCGGCGTTTATCGACCCGGTGAACTTCTCGGACTTGAAAGCACCGGGAATGTAATCCTCTCCCCGCGTCATTTCCGTGAAGATATTTTTGTCTCCAATTATCCGAAGGGTAGAATCAGCCGACTTGTCGAAGATCGACCACCCCAGGCGATATTTGCGTGTTTTCGCTCTATCGGAAAGTTCTTTTTTGAGTATTTCCGTGTCGGCATCATTCAAATAACATCCCACCACATATTCAATCCCTTCCCGGTCTACCGCCAGTTCCACACAGGCCGACGGCTTTACCAAATGAGGGTCGATCCCTCGAACGACAAAATACGTCATACTATAGTCTTCCTTCCCGTCAGGAGATTTCCCCCCGACCGGGAACGGCTCGATCACATGGATATTCTTGTTGAAAAGCCTCCCATAAACCAACCCCGACAAACTTACAAACTCACCCAACAGCCGCATCCGAATCTCGTCATACGATCCCAACCCCTTCAAAAGCTCCCTCAAAACAACAATGTTTATCCGCTTGTTCGTTATCGAAGGAACCTTAAAGCACTCAATCGTGTTCCCTTCCTCTGTCTCCGACCGGTCCAGAATCGCGTCCTTCACCCAGGACATACCCTCGGTAGGGGTCATGCAAAACAGTACATCCAGCCGGTCAGCCGTCGAAAACCGCATCAAATTCTCTTTGTAAATCTCGTACCGTGGCTCCTCATCGTAAATGACCTTATGCCTCGGAGGACCCTGAAACGACCGCACATCCTGCTCATTCGTCATGAACTCGATGGTACCGGTCAAAACACCCTTCTTCCCCAACTTCAACGTCCTGGCCTCGGAATTGTACGCCTGGTCCCAACGACCGCCAGGCAGATACTCACGAGGTACCCACTTCTGGTACGTCGGCAGCAAATTCCTCATGAATGTCTGGAAATCCACCCCGACCACCCGCACATGATTCGGAAAAGTCTTCGGTATCCTCTCCGCAGGATACACCCCTTCCAAAGCCTCTGGAACCTCACCAGTCACCTTGATAAATGCCTCTATCGCTCCAGCAACCGTTTTCCCAGATTGGTTGCCTCCAGCAGCCAACACTATCTCCGAAACACTCTTATGCACGTCCAGCTGGCAGTCCAACCGACCTACCGGGATGTCCTCCTCCTTCAAAAACTCCCGCATCAAACCCAAACCGTCCTCGCCCACCAAACCGTCAGACGGCTCGTAATACCAAAACGGATCAGAAGCCTTCGCCTCCGCCAACTTCACCTCGTACTCACGAATCAACTCACGAGTACGGGCCAACTCCTTCGCCCGATCCATCACGCCGTCCCGCCATACGGCCAATAAACATAATCCCCCGCAGGCTCAATCTCGTAAACCTCCGCACCGGCCCAATTGTCACAGATCATCAAAACCCGACCATCACGGATAAACTCACTCTCCGTCATGCCTTCCTCCGCTTCTTCTTCCGCACCCGACGCTTCATCGGTGTATCAAACTTCTCGTTCGGACGCATGTTCACTATCGGAAACCGCTTCCGACCCTGCTTCGGGTTAGTATCCACCACCCGCACCATCTCAGTACCCCTTCGTCGGATGAGGCTTCCCAAACTGCATATAATAACCAGTACGCTTCGTCTCCACCCATTTCCCATCCTTAAACGTACTCTCTGTCTCATCCGCGTCCCAACGGGCCTGCTGTGCAGCCTTCAACCGGGCGGTCTCCTTCTCCAACTCAGCCAAACTCTTCTCGCTGGTCGCAGGCACATGAACCTTGGCCGAATAATCGTCACCTCTCTCCTGGGCCTCAGATAACGCCGAAGGAACCGCCGCCGATCCACCAGCCACCTCTCGCGTCATCTTCAACCGCTTACCCAGCGTCTCCCGTAAACTCGTCTTCTTCTTCTTCTCCGGCATATCCTACCTCCGCACTATTATGCAACTGTTTGTGGAGACAAAACCCCTTTAGTAAAATTTCGGCAGAGAGGGGTAGTATCTTTAATACAAGAGATATGCCGGGGGGACCCCTCCCCACCCGTACCTGGGGAAAAATACCCCAATGTCTGATAATACCTGTTTTGTCAAGTCTGCACTCAACTGCCTGAATACATTAGCATATCCTTCTACAGTTGCTCGCTCACATCCTCAGAATCAGGGGGCAACACAACATCTAGTGTGCTCATGCTCACTTCCTTGGCCTGGAGCCGCTCGATCTCACCGGCAATGTAGCCCACCTGGGAGCGGATGTTCAGATTCTCCGTCGATTTTCCCTGTTCCAAACGATTGATATTATGGATGTTTTGCAAACTGTAGGCGAGATTATTCAGCGAGGCCTTTTGTAATACTTTGTCGTCAACTATTTTCCCTAAAATCTTCTGCTCCGCCATTGTCAGCAGCAATGGCTTGTTGTGCTCGAACGCTTTCATTTCAGCGATGTCGGGGACCATGCCCCAAACGCGTTTGATCCCTTGCTCTATTGCTTGTCCTGTGACTCCATATATTGCGCCGATACTATCGAATGATAATTTATTCTTATATTTCA